GCAGATTTTTCGTCAAATATTTCTAAATAACTAACAATAGCACTTATACCAGATGTTACTGAAGATTCAATTTTAAGTATATCTCCAGATTCTAATATGACAGGTGCTTTTGCGACATTACAGATAGTAGCACCTGTAATGTTCATATAGGCTATTTGATAGTCAGTTGTAGCTGAGCTATCAGTTACTGATACTTTGACAATCTTATTGCCAGACTCATTAGTTACTTGTATGTTTTTAACGATTGCAGTTCTATTAGAAGGTACAGTATAAACTGTAACTGGTGTTGTTACACTTGGATCATAGAAAGCATTTTTATAAATATTAGCCATTAATATCCATCCTGTACTAATAATAAATCAAATGAAGCAGAAGCAGAAGAAGTAGAACTTCCTTTACCTGATACATAAATATCAGATTTTTCTGGTATGACATTGATTGCATTAAATATAACTGTAGATATTCCACCTCTAACATTTAAAAATTGCTTTGTTTGAAACGCACCATTAGAACCTTCATTTATTCTTTGTATAAATTTAAAATCCATTTCTTGATCTTTACCTGATGATATATTTATAGATAACAAATAACCAGTATAACCTGCAGGTATGGTATATAATGCCATTAATGTTTGTCCATTACCTGCTGATATAGTTGCTGCTACATCCGAACCACCTGTATAGGTTGCAGTAATTGTTCCTTCATTATTTCCAGATGAACCTGCTGTTTCTACAGACATTCTAAATACTCTTAAAAAAGTTTGTGTAGTTGTAACTGTAGTTGTTCCATCCATATCAACTGTTTCTTCAGCCAAATTATAAGAACCATCCAAACCTTGTATTCTCAAAGTTCTAGCACCAGTTCCTGCTAAATCATCATTAGTATTATCACTAACAACATCAACAGTAACCGCTGTAGATTGATAAGGATAATTGTTTCCTGTTTCCCAAATAGTTTCAAAAGAACCTGATCCAATGGTTGGGTTATATCCAAACTTGTTGACCATAGAATAACCAGGTACTTTACCTTGTTGAACTGCTAGATAAAATGGAATGTTACCAACTGTACTTCCACCTGTTATTGGATTGACATTATTACAAGACATTAAGCAGGTTTAGTTGGAAATGCTACAGAATTAACTTGCTCAACAGTTGTTAATCCATTTGTAATATTTCTAAGTTCAGTTCTGTAATTCATCCAAGCAGTTTTTTCGGCAGTTGTTAAAGTAGTGTCTGGTAATTGTGTCCAGTCACTAGCAGATAACAAAGTGTTTCTTCTTTGTCTTAAATCTGACATAGCTCTATCAAAAGCACCATCATTCCATGCTTGTTCTTCAGCATCTCTTTGTGCTTCTTCTTCTGCTGTAAAGGGTACTTGAACCCCATTTATGTTGTGATGTCTTGGCATAATTATTTATACTCCATTGTTAATTGTTAAGCAATGCTTTTCAAGCATTAAAATTCTAAGCAATACCATAAAGGCAAATATCTCCAGCGTCTATGTTGCCACTATCCATTTGAAATCTAATTGCATTAATAGGATTTGTAGTATTAAAATATCCAGCTGTATATAAATCTGGTTGATTGTCTAAAGAACCTGTAATGACTCTTGCTATAAAATGTTTTACAAAAACTGAACTGCTTGGGTTAAAAAGATGTAAATAACCACCCATATTGTCATCATTATTAGTTCCTATTGTTTGCCATGCGTTTAAACGAAAAAAAGATGTGCTATTAGCAACATCAGAACCTGTATCATAACCTAGTGCAGTTGCACTATCACTCTCTGTATGATAAGCACCAAATGTTGTAGTGGTAGCTGAAACACCATAGCTAGAACCAGTATCGGTGCTACCTTGCATTGTTGGGTGTGAAGTTGCAGATGGGTGTATGTTTTTAAATGTAAATAAGTATTCCTTATAAGTATTATCTAAGACAACTCCATCAGAGCCATCAACAAAAGATAAAGTAGCAGATGAACTAGCTGTTAGCTTTTTAATAAATGTCATACTTCCTAAACTTGATATAGAACCAAATGAGGTTGCGTTTTTTACAGCTTGATTATTTAGTTTAACGATAGACATATTATGAATCCTTTATTCCATATAGTTTTATTGTGCCAGCATCTATGTTTCCACTATCCATTTGAAATCTTACAGCATTTATTGGAGATTGTGTGTTTCCGTACCCACCAATAAAATTTGTACCATTATAAGTTACACCTGTTTTATTTGTTGTTGCCAAAAAGTGTTTTACGAATGTGTTTGATGAGGGATTAAATAAAGTCATACTTCCTGATGCAGATTCATCATTTTCATTACCTACATACTGCATTATAGCTTGGTCTGATGTTGATTGTGCTAAATCAAAACCAGCATCATAACTCAATCCACTAACATCTCCTGCTTCATTATGTATTGCTCTAAAAAAAGTAGTGGTTTTTGTAACATTATAATTTGAACCACCATCTGTACTTAAATTAAATTTTAAACTTGGTGTAGTTGTTGAAGCATGAATGTTTATAAATTCAAAGCGATATATTGGATAGGTGCTATCCAAGACTACATCATTACTTCCATCTACGAATGAAAGACTTGCAGAACCACTAGCAGTTAAAGTTTTAATAGGTACTAAGCTTCCCTCTGCTAATGCAGTAGAGGTTACAGCACTTATACTATTGTCGTTATACTTAACTAATGCCATATAATTTTATTACTCCACTATCTATGTTGCCTGATGACATTCTAAATTGAATTGCATTTACTGCTGATGTTGTATTTCCATAACCAGCTACATAATTATCTACTGAATATTGTGCTTCATTAGCGATATTAAATCTAGTTATAAAATGTTTTACAAAAGTTGTGTTGCTAGGATTGTATAAATGTAGATAACCTGATGCTTGTTGGTCATTGTCACTTCCTATACCATTCGCTATTTGTTGGTCAGATGTTGATTGTGCTAAATCTCTATCTGAAACATAGTTAAGTGCTGAAACTCCATTAGTTTCATTATGATATGCTTGAAAATAAGTTGATGTTTTTGTAACATTATAATTACTTCCACCATCTGTACTAAAATTTACTGTAAAATTAACATTATCAGTTGCTGGGTGTATGTTTATAAATTTAAACACATAAGAATCATAAGTGCTATCAATACCAGATGTAAAATCTATTGTAGCTGAACTAGATGCAGTTTGCTCTGAGATTAAAGTCATACCACCACCAGAAATAGATGCTGGTAGAGTTGTTATTGCTGATAAGGAATTATTGTTAGCAAAGTTTAGAGCCATTTAAACTCCAAATGTTAATTTAATTTCTTCTTCAGTTAATCCTAAGTCTAAAAGTTTTTGTTTAGCAGATGCTTTTTTATTTATATTTTCTTGTTCTAATTCTTCATCAGTTGGTAACTCTAACATTTTAGCTTGAATATCAGAAACAGAAATTGGAGTAGTACCATTTAACCAAGTAATATTATTAATATCATTATCAATAATTGAAAATTCTGCATTTGAATTTATTGATTTTATTGCTCTAACAATTATAGTCATTATGCTAAAACCTCCATAAGTGTAATCATTGAATAACTACTAAAATTTTGAAAATAATATCCTCCATTATCTGTTTGTGCGGCACATTTATAAGTTATTTGCGAAGTTGTGTTTGGAGAATCTAAATACATTGTTGCATTTCTACCTGCAATTCTTTGATTACCATAAACTGATTTTTTAGATCCATCAGTAAAAATATCTGTTGTGTCTCTTATTATTTTTAATTGATAACCTCTATCAGCACCATCTCCATCTCCATGCAAACACACCATAACAAGAATTTTACTTGATGTTGCACTTGGAGTTATATTTAATGTCATACCATTTATGTCTGTATATGAAGTTGTGGTACTAATATAATGTGATGTATTTGTAACTACTTGAACTATTTGATTTATTTTTCCACCACCAGCTTCTGCAAAAGTATTATCTCCTCTTAAAAAAGTTGTGGCATCTTTAGTTCCTGTTGCTGTTAGTTTAGCAAGTGAAACTGAACTGTCAGCTAGTTTAGCAGTAGTAACTGTATTATCTGAAGGAGTACCTACATCTAAGGTATTACCTAATACCATTACAAAATCTATAACATCTCCTGTAGAAAGATTTGATGCAAAAGTAAGTGTAGATCCACTTACAGTAAAACTATCTGTAGGAGATTGTAAAATTCCATTTAAACTTACTAGGAACTGATTAACATTGTCATAGCTAGTAAAGTTCACACCACCATTTTGCATAGTGTATGCTGCTTGACCATTAACTACACTTATTGCGTCTAGCTTTACAAAGTTTCCTAATACTGGTGTCTTACCTATATACGCCATTAATTATCCTTTTGGATTATTATCCTTGATTGTTTGTATTCTTGTTTTCCAAGCTTCAATGTCATGGTAGATTTCATCTAACTGATCTCCCCAAGAACCATATTGGCTTCGTCTTGTTGCATCGACTGTTGCATTAGCTTCAGCAGTATTTGCAACTGTTTCATAAGATGCTAGTTGTGCGTCAGTTGGTTGTGCAATATCTAAATTCCATTCAGCTATATACGCACCTTGACCATTACTGTCGTCTTGCAACTTAACATCATTTAAAAAATCTACATTGCTAACTCCATTAGCTTCGCAGTATGATTTTATTTTTGTACTTAGTTGTGCCATAGTTTGTTACCTCCTTATTCTATAATTTTGTATGCTCCAAAATATGAACCTGCTAATTCTGGAGTTATTCTTGCTT